TCCGTCAGAGTCTCCTTCTTCTTCGCCGGTTTCACCGTAGGCTCGTCGTCCTCCTCCTCGACCTCACCGCCGTTCGCCTTGATGGCGTCCTTCAACGAAGGCAGCGCCTTCTGGCCCTTGTCCGCCTGATAGACAGTCATGGTGACCGCCATCTTGGCTTCCGGCGATTGACCGAAATCAACCAGCTTGGGCAGCGCCTCCCGTGACGGGAACCCGATCGGCGAGAAGAACAGTTTCGGGGTGTCCGCGTCGTCGTCAAACTCCAAGCGGGTGATGAGGCGGTCAATGGAATGCCCCTGCGACGACACGTACTTGAAGTACTGCTGGTAAGGCATGTGGGCGATGTCGCCCTTGCCAAACAGGGAAGTCGCGGGAAGTTCCAGCATGTGAACGCCAGAGTCCAAATCGTTCGCCAACACCACCGCGATGCGCTGCTTAAAGCGGCAGGCGCGGGTCGTGCCCTGACCGCTGCCAGAGACATTCATGGGGCAGTCGGCACAGCTTTTCGACGGCGGGTTCCCCACGCTCGGGTGCGGAGTTTTGCTGTCTGCCGACCAGCAGGTCGGGGGCGCAGCTTCCGCAGTCGGGTCATAGGCTCCGGCGTAGTAGGTACGGGAAACGTCCTTAGCGACGTTCACGATCACCACATCCAATTGGTTCTTCGCCTTCGCCACTTCCTCGCCGTTGACGACAAGGCGGAAGACCTTACCCCGGATGGAGATGCGCTTGTTGACGCCCCCCATCTTCTGCATCAGACCTTTGGTGAGTTCGGACTGCCCTTCCTCGCGGATGTAGTCAGGGACAAGGTTAGTGCTAAACGGAATCATATCGCTCATTTTGGTATTCCTTAAAACTTCTTAGGATTTCTTACGAATGGTAATGGCGTATTCGGCATCCACGTTCAAACCTGCGGGGTGCAAGTCCGGGTTGGATTCCAAAAACTCCTTCATGTTTGACTGGTGGATACTCTTCGTCAGAAGCTCGAAAGCATCGTGCTCCTTGATGAAAGAGTAGATGGACGCCCAGTCATTCGTCCGATACTTCTTCTTCACGCTACGAATGACCGTACCGTGAGCCGTGCGGATGGAGTCCGCACCAATCTCTTTGCAGTAGTCAGATATGGCAGCGGTCAACACTGTCATGTCCGCGTCTAACTCAGCAACGCGCAGGGCGACGTTGCGTTCAATCTCACGCTTCTCATCGCGCAGAGCGATAAAAGCCTCTACGAGGGAGTCAACCCCGTGTGATTCAGTCGTCATGTCTTTTCCTTTAGTTCGTTGTTATGTGCGGATGGTGATGGATAAAATTTACTGTGTCAACTCCTCCCGGTACAAATCAATTAATTTTTCGTGGTGACCTAACTTCTCCCGCAGCATGCGATAAATCTTCCGTTCAATTGAACTTCCGATGATATGCACCACGGTCATGGCGTTCTTCTGTCCCTGCCTGTCGATGCGGGCATTCGCCTGCAAATAAGTCTCGGTGCTAGTGACCGGGGCGTACCAGATAACGGTATCGGCGGCAGTGAGTGTAATGCCGTGAGCCGCAGCGGCAGGCTGAATGATAAGCACCTTGATGTCGTCTTCGCCCTTGGTTTGAAACCGCTGAATGATGTCGTTGCGTCTGGTCGGAGTCACCGCCCCGGAGATGATCTCGCAGGGGATATGTTTGCTGACAAGGTGGGTTTTTAACAGGTCGATGGTATGTGTAAAAGGAACGAACACCAGCACCTTGTGCGAGGCTTCCTCAATGACTTCATCCACCACGCTCAAACGGTTCGATACGTCAAACTGCACGGTCGCCCCAGAGTTTGTATAGACCGCGCCGCCTGAGATTTGCAGGAGCTTGTTGAGGTTCACCGCTACGTTGGCCGAGGTGATCTCCTCTTCCCCCGCTTTGACCAAGAATTCCTTCTTCAAAAGCTCGTAGTACTTTTTCTGCTGCGGCGTCAACGGCGCATCGCGGTCGGTGTAGGTAACCGAGGGAAGGTCTAAGCAATCCTTCTTCTCAAACCTGATGGCAGGCTGCAAAGCCGTGTGAACAATGGTGGACGCATTCGGTTTTGGCATCCACTTGAACCGGGTTACCTGCACCATCACCGACTCTTTGAACGTCGTGAAAAACTTGGGCACGTTGTCGGGAACGCACATCTTCGCCAACCCGTATGCATCCGCAGGGGATTGCGCCGCAGGTGTCCCTGTCATCAGCCAAAGCCACGTGTTAGTGGTCACTAACTTATTCATCGCCTTCCACCGTTTGGTGGTCGCGGTCTTGTAGGCGTTCGCCTCGTCAATGATGATGAGGTCAAAGCCGCCTTTGGTTATTTCGTCGGCAACGATGGAGATACCATCAAAATTAATGATAACGTACTCGTAGTTACCCCGGATGACTTTCACCCGCTTGTCCCTGTCCCCGTGGGCTACGCCGACCGACCTGTGAATTGCAAAGTTAAATAGGTCGCGCTGCCATGCCGCCTGCATGATCGACAACGGACACACCACCAACACCCGTTTGATGTGTCCGTGCGACAGCAAATAGTCTGATGCCCAGATGGCGCTTGCGGTTTTACCCGTACCCTGCTCATTAAAACAGAACCCTCGGCGGTGCAGGGTCAGGAACTCCGCTGTGTCCTTCTGATGCTCCATCGGGGTGTACAACCCCGGCCACTCGTAGTCCCGGCGAATGGGAGACGGGACGTTCTTAAACTTCAAATGGCGCAACCACTGCGCTTCTCTCAATTCCCACTCTACGGCAACAGTTGAGATATCCTCGGTTTTACCTACTACTTTGCTTTTCTTTATTGCTTGTGTGATTTTGTCTGGGTTTCTTGTGCGTACCGCAAGGTACTTATCTTCAATAATTTCCATTATTTTTTCTTACGCGAGACGTTCTTTTTAACCGTGTGGTCGCTGTTCCGATAAAAGCTGCGGTTGTCACTCGGAGACTCAAGGCGCAGATTAGACAGAGAAGAGCCGCCGCCCTTGGACAGTGGCTTGATATGCTCAATGTCTTTCCCTTTCCGGCTGATAACTTTGCCGTCCTTGCCGGGGTTGTCCATCTCATACCGCGCACGCTCACGTGCTGCACGCGCCGGCCCTTCCTCTCGGGCTAGCTGTTGCTGATACTCTTTCTTGTACGGTCGCGGTTTATTTACGTAGGGCATTACCAAACTCCCGTTCAAAGTCTTCTTCAAACTTATCTATAAACTTATCAAACTCTTCTTCACCCAATTCCATTTCCATCTGTTCCCAATACTTCTCTTCTTTTTCGTTCGGTTTGGTCATCTCTTTATCCTCTTCCGTTGTGTTCACAATCCAGTACGGGACAAAACTTACGACAGGTAAAATTGGGGAATGGGTTCCAGATGTCAGTGTTGTAGCATTCATCTAATCGTTGAACGTCTTTTACCCATTTACCCCAAAACTTTTCAGAATCCGCTCGGTGTATCTCTATCGAGATAATCTCTTTACTCACCACAAATAACAGCCCCGCGTCGATGGTATCGACCTCGGGGAAATGCGCGAAGACGGCAAGGGCTAGGAGTTCTAGCTGCGCGGTGTCCGCATATTTCGCGCTTTTGCCTGTCTTGTAGTCGATCAACAGGGCGCTTTTGCCATCCGGCCTGACAATCAATACGTCCGCAATCCCACGCCACCAGACATTCTTCGCTAAGAACTCGCACGGCTTCAGTTCTTCCGTCAGCCCCATCTTGTGCTCGTAGTACTTATCTCCGGGGGAGTCGATGAGGGTGTCTACATAAGGCTGGATATAGTCGTACTTCGCGGGGATGGGGATACCATCCCGGCCATACTCCTCGGCTGCTTTGTGTACGGCATTGCCGTAGATGAGGTGCTCGGCATTCTCCTCTTTAACGTCTTTCAGAACGCGCAGCCTGTGGTACTTCCGAGGGCATTGCTTGAATAAAGAGATAGAGGAGTAAGACCAAGTCGCCATGTTATTTCCTTTGTTTATGCATTTGTTTACGCATTTGTATACGCATATAGTTTTCTAGATTAAGAATATAGGTTTTGATGTCATTGGCATTACCAAACGCATCAATAAATTCTTCTTGGGTTGCGCCGACTTCCGCTTTCAAGCAGAAATCTTCAAGCTTTCGCAGTCGGTTTTTTATATCGGTGAGGAACACCGCGTAGTCGTCAACATTCGCCATAATTAGCTCCAATACCACTTTCACAAGCCAAGGGCAAGCCCGCTGCCCACTCGGGCGGCGTGCTCATACATTTCTCTACATATTTCTGCGCTCGCGCCGCTTTTTCTTTAGGGGCAACAATAGCAATCGCGTCGTGTACGGTGAGCACAGGGCGGTACTCATCTGATATCCACACCATCTGCTCTGCTATGACGCATCGCGCTATGGCCTGAGAGACGTTTTCCACAACTTTCCCGCCATATATCTTAACGCGACTATTGCGGGTCTTATAACTGAACTGGCCTTCCTCGTCTTTCCGCAGGTCGGCGTAGCCCAGCTTGTACCCACTCGGCAACACGAACCCACCCTCATCGAGATACAACGCATCCGGTCGGACGCCAATGGGGGCCGTCTTACCCTCCAGCATCGCTACAAGACACTTCTGCCCCTGTCTCCACAACGCCGGGATGGCGGAATATGCCGTTCGGTACGTGGTGATGATGTTCTGGCACTCCTCCAACTCCAAAGAAACACCAGAGGTTTTGAGGGACGCTTGGA